TCCTGGAGCCATATTAGGAGCATCTATAACCGGTGGTCTCGATGACGTATTTGGTATTAGCCAAAGACAGGGAAGAAGGTATGCTGATAGTGAGTATGGTGGTCAAGGTGGCGCACTTAATATGTCTAAACTTGGTGCTATGGGCCCAGACGAAATGTACAAGCATTTAACAATGTTAGAACAAAATCTTCTAGCAAAAGAATTTAGTCAATATGCTTCTATTGGAACAATGGCTGGAAACAACATGGGAGGAGTTGGATACGCAAGTGCCATGGGTGCAATGGCCGATTATTTCTTGCAGGATATTTCATTACAAAGAGGACAGACTGTATCAAATAGACAATTACCTCAAATTCAAGAATTAATAAATCAAACAAAAGCCACTCAACCACATTTAAGAGACAATCAAATCGAAGAAGTTATACAAAAACTTATTGGTAAAGATGTTAATGGCACATTTTATGATGGAAGTAGCATATTTAACAATCAATTGTCGAGAGTTAATTCGGCCAAGACTGGTACTTTGTCAGGAACACCTACATCACCTGGTTACATTACTATAGACGAATTAGCCAAAATTTTAACTCAGTATAATATAGAAATGCGTGATGTTAAAAGATATCTAAAAATACAAACCAGACAAGGTGAGAATATCCAATACAACACTCAATAATTAATTTCTACTTGACAATTTCCGATAAATAGTATAAAATATATGTTAATAGGAATACTATGAGTTGGAAGAAATACTTTACATCAGTAGATAATTCAGGACTACCACTTAATGTGTCCGGTTTAAAGGACGATAGCGGTCCTGGTGCGGCTACAAGCAGATATGCTAGTTGGTTACCTGAAGTTTATGCAGGTTCGCCTAATCGTTTGATGAGATACATTCAGTATGATCAAATGGATAACGATCTTGAGATAAATGCCGCTTTGGACACTATTGCTGAATTTGGTACACAACAAGAACAATCCAACAAAGTTCCTTTTTCAATAAATTTTAAAAGTAAACCTAGTGATACTGAAAACACGATATTAATAAAAAGTTTAAGCCAATGGTGTAAATTAAATGAATTACACAAAAGAGCATTTAGAGTGTTTCGTAGCACTATAAAATACGGTGATCAATTCTTTATCAGAGATCCAGAGACATATAAATTATTTTGGATAGACCCTGCAAACATTGAAAAAGTTGTTGTAAATGAAAGTGAAGGCAAAAAGATTGAAACTTATTTTGTTAAAGGATTAGCACCAAACTTTGAAGAACTAATAGCAACCAACGTTGCACCATTGCACACTAGACCATATGGTGCTGGACAAGGACTAAATGCAGGTTATCAATCTGTTGGTACACAAACAAGTAACTATTTGACAGGTGCTATAGATGGCGTGGATCAAGGTATTCCAGTTGATGCTAAACATGTTGTACATATTAGTTTAACAGAAGGTATGGATCACAATTGGCCTTTTGGAATAAGTATTTTAGAGCCAATTTTTAAAGTATTTAAACAAAAAGAACTCTTAGAAGATTCAATTATTATATACAGAGTGCATAGAGCACCTGAAAGACGTGTGTTCTTTATTGATGTTGGTAACATGCCACCTCACAAAGCACGTCAATACTTAGAACAAGTCAAGTACGAAGTACAGCAAAAACGTGTTCCTAACAAGAAAACAGACGGTACAAGTGTAGCAGATGCGGCCTACAATCCAATGAGCATGTTAGAAGACTACTTCTTTGCTCAAACGGCAGACGGTAGAGGTTCAAAAGTTGACACACTACCCGGTGGTGAGAACTTAGGACAAATAGATGACTTAAGATACTTTAATAACAAACTGTTACGTGGTTTGAGAATACCAGCAAGTTATTTGCCAACAGGTCCAGATGATGGTTCTGCAATGTATAACGATGGTAAAGTGGGTATTGCATATATACAAGAATACAGATTTGCAAGATATGTAGAAAGATTGCAAAAACAAATACAAGAAGAACTAGATAAAGAATTTAAAATGTTCCTCAAATACAGAGGTATTGAAATTGACAGCAGTGAATTTGAGATAATGTTTAATCCTCCAATGAACTTTAGCAGTTACAGAGAACTTGCTATGGATAGTGAGAGAGCACAACTGTTTAATCAGATTGCGGCTATACCTTATCTAAGTAATCAATTTAAATTACAGAAGTTCTTAGGATTAACAGAATCCGAAATCAAACAAAACGAAGAACTGTGGCGTCAAGAAAACAATTATGAGAAATACAAAGACGGTGAGGAAACTAATCTTAAAGATTTAGGGATAAGACCTCAACCTGATGCCGCAGTAAATCCTGCATTAGATGTCGACGTAGGCGGACTACCTCCTACAGGACCTGAAGGAGACATAAATACTATAGATGATGCAGGTGATTTAGGCGATCCTAATGCACCAGGCGGAGTCCCAGGAGTATAACATGAGACTAGATGAGTTTTACAATCCTGAGTTTGACGAGTTTCAAAGAAAGCAACAAGACGACACAAGAAAAGTCACGTTGACATTAGAACAGTTAAACAGGATGAGAAAAATAAAACAAATTAAAAAAGCAGAAGAAATCGAGCATAGTAAGTTTGTTAAGTCTATGTACAGGAATCCTACAGACGCCACAGGCGGAATATAATCTAAAAACACCTAAATTTTTTGTTTTTAGATAAATAATTTTACAGAAAGGTAATATCTTCTGATTTTTGCCAAAATACATCAAAAAAACACCTTATATACCTAAAAACATCACATTACTATAAGTAGTTATAATGGTCTGTAACAATATTGTTACGACTTGACATTTTTTGTTTAAAATAGGAGCCCACAATGTCAGAATCAAGAAGTAAATTAGAAGAAATTCTTGAACTTCTCCTAGCAGAAGAAAACGAAAAAGCGGAAGAAATGCTTCATGAGTATGTTGTTGCTAAAGCAAGAGCAGAATATGAAAAAGTTCTTGACGAAGACGTTTCTGAGGAAGAAGAAGTTGAAGAATCAGTAGAATCAGAAGAAGTTGATGAAGAAATGAAGAAGAAGTCCAAGAAGAAGGACGACGAGGACATGGACGAATCAGTTGAAACAGAAGAAGATGCTGTTGAAGAAGACTTTGAAGACGTAGAAGTTGATGAAGTAATTGATCAATCAAACGATTTTGAAGAAGAAATTCTTTCTGATGAAGAAGAAATAGAAGGCGATGAATTCGGAGAAGAAGAAAGCGACGAAGAAGGTGATCAAGACCTAGAAGATAAAGTCGACGATCTAGAAGACGAATTAGAAGACCTTAAAGCAGAATTTGAGAAACTTCTCGCAAACGACGAAGATGAAGTCGAAGACGAAGAAGAAGCAGAAATGGACGCAGATATGGGCGATGAACTTGATCTAGAATCAGTTGAATACGACCTTGATGAAGAAGTTGCTGAAGAAGATGTTGTTGAAGAAGCAACAAAACTTCAAGACAATGCTGATAATATTGCTCAAAAAAGCGAAAACCCAGACAGTAAAGAATCACCACTTTCAAAAGCACCAAAGAAAAACTTTAGTGTAGACGGTCAAAAAGAAGGTTTAGAGCCACTTAAAGACGGTAGCGAAGGTAATAAAGGTGATAACAAACCTAAGGATCACACACCATCAGACAACATTAATGTTGAACCAAAAAAGGCGTAAGTCTTTTTAACTGAAGGAGTTTTCAATGGCGAATAAGTTATACGAGTATTTGAGTCCTGAACTTTCAGGAGTTACTATCACGGAATCAAGTGATGGTAAGGACTTGTTTATGGCTGGTCTATTTATTCAAGGTGATGTAAAAAACCAAAATGGTAGAGTATATCCCCAGAAAGAAATAAAAAAAGCCGTTGAAAGTGTTAGATCTCGTCTTTCTAAAGGAGAGACAGTAATGGGTGAACTAGATCACCCAGAAGAACTACAAATTAACTTAGACAGAGTTAGTCATATTATAACTGATATGAGTTGTGATAATGCTAACGGTTTAGGAAAATTAAAAATCATAGAGACACCAATGGGTAACATTGCTAAAGCATTGTGCAAAGCAGGCGCAAAACTTGGTGTATCAAGTCGTGGATCAGGAAACGTTAACGAAAGTGGACTTGTTTCTGATTTTGACATTGTAACAGTAGACATTGTGGCCCAACCAAGTGCCCCTGATGCCTACCCAAAAACAATCTATGAGAGTTTATTTAATATGCGAGGTGGTGTTCAAATTTTTGACACCGCGTCTGCATTAACACACGATAAAAGTGCAGAAAAACACTTGATGAAGGCTATCACTGGCTTCATCAATGAACTTAAAATAAAGTAGGAGACTACGATGGCAGTGAATTTTACAGAACTACTTGAGAATGCAGAATTAACGGAAGACGTTAAAACTGCTCTTCAAGAAGCATGGGATTCTAGAGTTTCAGAAGCAAGAGAAGAAATTACTGCGGAACTTAGAGAAGAGTTTGCTCAAAGATACAGTCATGACAAAAGTCAGATTGTTGAAGCAATGGACAAATTCATCACTGAACAAGTTACAGCAGAAATTGCCGAAATTGCTAGTGAAAAAGAATCACTTGCAAATGATCGTGTCAAATATCACAAAGCCATTAGTGAGCATGCCAAGGTACTTGACAAATTTGTAACTCAAGCAGTTGCAAAGGAAGTTAAAGAACTTAGAGCAGATAGAGTACATGTAAGTGATCATGTTGCAAAATTAGATAATTTTGTTGCAGAACAACTTGCAAGTGAACTATCCGAGTTCCACGAAGACAAAAAAGGTCTCGTAGAACAGAAAGTCAAAATGGTAAGAGAAGGCAAAAAACAATTAGTTGAAGCCAAAAAAGACTTTATTAAGAAAGCCGCTGATAAAGTGGAAGGCGTTGTAAACAACGTTATTTCTAATGAAGTTAAATCTTTCCGTGAAGACATTACTAAGGCACGTGAAAATGACTTCGGTCGTAGGATTTTTGAAGCATTTGCAAATGAGTATGGCGTAAGTTATCTCAATGAAGCAAAAGAAATCAAGAAAATACAAAAACAAATCGCTGAAATGGAAACCAAACTTGACGAATCTAAGCAAGTAATTGCTGAGAAAGAAGAAACAACTAAATTAGTTGAATCTAAGTTGAGAGTTGCAGAAGATCGATTCGAAAGAAAAGAGAAACTCAACGAATTAATGGCACCACTCGGCAAAGAGAAGAAAGAAATTATGTCAGATTTACTTGAAAGTGTTAAGACAGAGAATTTAGATAAGCAATTTGAAAAATATCTCCCATCTGTTTTAGATGGCGAAACACCAAGAGTGAAGAAGACATTGTCAGAATCAGTTACTAGTGAACATACTGGTAATAAGGCAACTGTAGTAACTGCAGAAGCCGATGACAAAGCGGATAGTGTAGTTGAAATCGACACTCTCCGTAAATTAGCCGGACTTTCAAAATAAAATAGGAGTTAGAAATGGCAGATTTATTTGAAAGCAACTGGTCCGCAACTAAGGAAGCCTTGCTTGAAGGATTAGATGGAAACAGAAAATCCTCATTAGATGTGGTACTCGAAAATACAAAAAGACATTTGTCAGAGGCCGCAACAGCAGGCGCCACAGGTGCAGGTTCAGTAGCAACATTAAACAAGGTAATGTTACCTTTGATCAGAAGGGTTATGCCTTCAGTGATCGCAAACGAACTCGTCGGTGTACAACCAATGAGTGGTCCAGTAGGACAAATCCACACACTAAGAGTCCGTTATGCGGAAACTGGTGGTGGAGCAACAGCAGGTGACGAGGCTTTAAGTCCGTTTAAACTTGCTTCTTCTTATGCAGGATCTCCAGATGCAACAGCATCTGCTGAGGGACAGCCAGGAAGAAAAATGAGCATTCAAATCTTAAAAGAAACCGTTGAAGCGAAAACCAGAAGGTTATCAGCAAGATGGACTTTTGAGGCGGCTCAAGATGCAGAAGCAATGCATGGTGTTGACGTTGAAGCAGAAATTATGCAGGCACTAGCACAAGAAATCGTAGTTGAAATCGACCAAGAAATTATCGGTTCACTAAGAACTCTTGCAGGTGCAGGTCAATCTCTAGACTTCCAAGGATCAGCATTAATTGGTACACCAGCATACGTTGGTGACAGACATGCGTTATTGGCAATTGAGATCAACAGAGCGGCTAACAGAATCGCGGCTAGAACAAGACGTGGTGCTGGTAACTACATTGTTGTATCTCCAGAAGCATTGACAATCTTACAAAGTGCGTCAACTTCAACTTTTGCTAGAACAACTGAAGGTTCTTTCGAAGCACCTACAAACACTAAGTTTGTTGGTACATTGAACGGAACAATCAGAGTTTTCGCTGATAACTATGCGGCTGACGGTACTAAAGTACTAGTTGGTTACAAAGGATCAAGTGAAACTGATGCTCCAGCATTCTATTGTCCTTACATCCCACTTATGAGCACAGGTCCAGTTATGGATCCTGCTACATTTGAACCAGTAGTAAGTTTTATGACCAGATACGGTTATAAAGAACTTACAAATACTGCAAGTTCATTGGGTAACGCGGCAGACTACGTTGATGCAATTACATTGTCCAACGTTGTTTTCCAGTAAGCCGATTACAGGAATTAAAAAGCACACCTCCGGGTGTGCTTTTTTTTGACTTTTTTTAATTGTGATAAATAGTTACATATATTAATTCAGCAGGAACATTAGATGGCAATTAAAAGAACCTATATCAATTCAGACGAAGAACTAGTTATTAAAGGTAATCTAGTCATTGAAGGTAATGTAACTCAAATAGAGAATACATCAAATGTAAGTAGACTAGAGTCAGACATCTTTGTAATAAACAACGATGGTGATAATGTTCCAGCAATTTTAAGTTTAAACAGCAATAATTCTATTGCAAATATTTCATACACTGACGGCGGCAATTTAACAATATCTCAAACTTTAGAAGGTAATGTTTTTATTGGTAGTGGACAAACTATTGAGATAGATGGCGGCGGTAGTATAAGTGGTGCAGGGTTTACAGGTAATGTAACAGGTACAGCCTCAAATGCAAACGGTCTTGTATCTGCAGTCACAGTAGCATTAACAGGTGCCGCAACAGGTTCTGCAACATTTCAAAACAGTGGTGATACAGCCAGCATAGCAACAACGTTAGCAGATAGTGGTGTTTTAGCAGATGTTTACGGTAGCAGTTCGATTGTACCTGTAATTACAGTTAATGGTAAAGGAATAATTACATCTGCTTCTAATACAAATATTGATCACGATGCTTTAACAAATTTTGTTGCTAATGAGCACATCGATCATACAAGTGTTACTATTACAGCAGGTGACGGTTTAACTGGTGGAGGCACTATAGCCGCAACCAGAACATTAAATGTTGTAGGCGGATTTGGTATTACTGCAAATGCTAATGATATAGAAGTTAGTAATGCAGATATACGATCATTAGTAAGTGTTACAGACTCAGGTGGCGACGGATCATTAGCATATAATAACACATCAGGTGTAATTACTTACACAGGCCCGAGTGCAACTGAAGTAAGAGCACACCTTAGCGGTGGTTATGGTATTACATTTAGTGGTGGCGCAATTGAATTAACAAATTCAGAAGTACAGGCACAGGCAAATGTTGCAATAGGAAATAATTCAAATTTAGTATTAACAGATACAACTCAAAGTATTAGTGGTGCAAAAACATTTACATCTGATTTAGAAGTTCAAGGAAATTTAAACGTAACAGCAAATATAAACTCTGCTACACAGGTAGATTTATTTGTAGAAGACAGTAACATAACATTAAGAAGTGGAGCAGTAGGTGGCGGAGATGCTTTAATAATTGTTGAAAGAGGTAGTGCCGGCACAGATTCGTTCCTTAAATACAATGAAACATCAAACAGATGGCAATTTAGTAATGATGGTAGCACAGAAAATAATATTCTTCTTGCAACCGATTTTGTTGGTGGCGACGGAATTGACTTTACAAGTGGAACTGCTACAATAAATGTAGATAGTACAGTTGTTAGAACTACAAGAAATTTAACAGCAGGATTAGGTTTAACAGGCGGTGGAACTTTAGCAAGTGATAGAACATTTGATATAGGTGCAGGTTCTGGTATAACTGTTAATGCAGACAATATACAAGTTGACAGCACGGTTATAAGATCAAACGTTGTACAATCAATTGATGCAAATACAACATTTACAGCAGGACTTGTTATTCCAGGTGCACAAAGCACATTAGCAAACGCAATTTATTCAGACGGCAACGAAGCATTTGTTTATGTAGGTGGAGCCGCAAAACAAATTACGCCAACAGCAAGTGTTGGAACCGTAGCAACTGTGGGTGCATCAGGCACAGAAATTTATGCAGGTAATATATCTGCAGGTAATGTTATAACTCATGGCATTAGACGTTTAGCAGAAGGCACAGGAATAATAATTAGTGATTCAAGTAATGTAATTACACTTTCACAAAATACTACATTTACAAGAAGTGTAGTAAGTGCCAATGATACCGGTGGAGATGGTTCATTTAGTTACGATAACAGTACAGGTGTATTTACATATACAGGTCCAAGTGCAAGTGAAGTAAGAGCACATATAGATACAATTGGTTTAATTTCATTTGACAGTGATACTGGTATTATAAGCACCAATGCAGATAATTATACAAGTTGGAGTTTTGATACAGATTCAAGTTCTCCAGAAGCAGTTACAAGTGGCGAAACTGTAACAATACAAGGTGGCTCAGGTATAGACGTTACACATAGTGGTAATGTTATTACTGTTATTAACAGTGAAATGGGAGACATCACAGGTGTTACTGCCGGATTTGGTTTAAGTGGAGGCGGTACTACAGGAACAGTTTCCTTAGCATTATCTAATTCAGATGTACGTGGTTTATTCAGTGCAGGTGGAGATCTAAGTTATAATTCATCAACCGGTGTATTTAGTTTTACAAATGACGCAGGTGACATAGAAGGTGTTACAGCAGGTGTAGGACTTAGTGGCGGTGGTACTTCAGGTACAGTTA